TAGCTACGTTAACGCTTACTTCTACTACAGGTCTTACTGCAACTGGTAAAGTTTATATAGGTAGTGAGCAAGTCACTTACACTGCAGTATCTGGTAATGACATTACAGGCTGCACACGTGGCGCTAATAGCACTACTGCTGCTGCATATTCAAGTGGGGTTGCAGTTACGCAGTTTGACTCAGGAGGTGTACCTAGAAGCATTGTACGTACCCCTGACAACAACTACCTTCTGTATCCATATCCTGATCAAGCTTATACATTAGTATTTGATTTCTACACTTTCCCTGATGACCTGTCTGCACATGGTGACATTACTTCTATACCTGATAGGTTTGCACCTGTTGTAGTTGATGGTGCTACTTCTTTTCTATACCAATACAGAGGCGAATTAAATCAATACCAGTTAAACTTTGGTCGCTTTGAGCAGGGTATTAAAAACATGCAGAGCTTACTGATTAACAAGTATGACTACATTAGATCAACTGTAATAAACAGACCCCGTGGTTCTTCTAACTTTATGTCTGGGGTTAGTTAATGCCAGATAACTCCCAAGTACAACCTGCTGCATTTAACTGTGAGGGTGGTTTAGTTTTAAACCGTTCTAACTTTGTTATGCAGCCGGGAGAAGCATTAGAACTAGAAAACTTTGAACCTGACATTCAAGGTGGGTACAGACGTATAAACGGGTTTCGCAAGTTTGTTAATCAAGTAGTACCTTTTACTGCTTCTAGTTCTGAGACTACTTTACTGGTTGCTAGTTTTGCAAACAAAGTGGTAGCAGCCAGAGGTGAAAAGATATTCTCTGCAACCTCTGCTGAGTTAGCTCTTTCTATTGCTTCAGGTACAGGCATGACAGGCTCTGGTACTGTTAGTGTAGGTTCTACTGTAGGGTTTTCTTCTAGTGGTACATTACAGATTAACTCAGAGGTATTTACTTATACAGGTATTAATTCTACTACGTTTACTGGTGTAACTAGAGCTACCTCTAGTACTACTGCAGCAGCACATTCTAAGGCAGATGTAGTATCAGAGAGTTGGACAGTAAGAGATACAGGCAGAACTAACGCTGCTAAGTACCACTTTGAACGCTTTAACTTTGATGGTAATGAAAAGATTATTTGTGTAGATCAAACTAATGCCCCTGTAGTATTTAATGCTGCTATGGCTGCTACAGATGTTAGTGAGAGTAGCGTAGCAGGTGCTACTGTTGTAGCTGCATACAGAAATCATATGTTCTATGCTGGTAAGTCTACCATACCACAAGAGATAATTTTCAGTGAGCCTTTTAATGAAGATGGTTTTAGTAGTGGTGGTGGTGCTGGTAGCATTAAAGTTGATGATACAGTAGTTGCACTAAAAGTCTTTCGTGACAGTTTGTTTATCTTTTGTGAGAATAGAATATTTAAACTTACAGGATCAACACTTAGTGACTTTGCAGTACAGCCAGTAACAAGAAACATTGGTTGTATTAATAGCTTTACCGTACAAGAATTTGCAGGTGACTTGATCTTCCTTGGTCCTGACGGACTGCGTACTGTTGCTGCGACTGCACGTATTGGTGACACAGAACTTGGTACAATTAGTAAAAACATTCAGTCTTTGTTTGATGAGAACATTAAAGACGCTGCAGCATTTGACAGTGTAGTCATACCAGACAAAACGCAGTACAGGATTTTCTTTAATAAAGACGGTCAGTCAGCAAGACTATCTAAAGGTGCTATCTGTGTACTAAAGAAAGAAGCCTTTGAGTTTTCTGAGACACTTGGCATACAGACTGCTTGTACTGATACACACGTAGAAACAGGTGATGTAATTGTACTTCATGGTGATACTCTAGGATTTATACAACGACAGGAAGTTGGCAATACTTTTGATGGTGTAACTATCTCAGGTAAGTATAGAAGCCCTGACATGAGCTTTGGTGATAATGGTATTCGTAAGCACATGCAACGGGTTATTATTAACTACAAACCAGAAGGCACTATTGATGCTGACTTGATTGTACGTTATGACAATGAAGATAAAGACTCAGCTAGACCTGCTGTGTACCCGTTTGACACTACATCATTAGCTGCTACATACGGTGATGCTGTTTATAGTACTGCTGCTAGTGCATCACAATTTGTTTACGGTGGTCCTTCACAACCACTTGTACGACAGCCAGTAGAAGGTTCAGGATTTTCTGTAGCACTAAGGGTAGAAGATGGTGGTACAACTAATCCGTACTCCCTCAAAGGGTTTCAGTTAGAATATCAATTAGGAGCAAGACGTTAGATGGGTGCTACATACACAAGACAGTCAACGTATAATGATGGGGATACCATTACAGCAGATCATACTAATGATGAGTTTGATCAGCTTTTAGCAGCCTTTGCAGCAAGTACAGGTCACACACATGACGGTACTGCAGGTGAAGGTGGGCCAATCACTAAGCTGGCTACTACCTCTATTACTATTGGTGACGGTACTTCAGGTACAGACATATCAGTAAACTTTGATGGTGAAAGTAATGATGGTCTTTTTAAGTGGATGGAGGATGAGGATTACTTTGAGTTTTCTGATGATCTACTTATTGCGTCAACAGAGAAGATTCAGTTTCGTGATACTGCTATCTATCTTAACTCTAGTACTGACGGTCAGCTTGACATTGTAGCAGACACAGAGATACAGATTGCAGCCACTACTATTGATATTAATGGTGCTGCTGATATATCAGGTAACTTAGGTGTTGGTGGTAATCTTACAGTAACAGGTACTACTACCTTTAATGGTGGTACAATCACAATGGGTGATGCTGCGTCTGACAATGTTGTGTTTGGTGCTGATGTAAACTCAAGCATTATACCTAACACAGATAATACATTTGATCTAGGTTCTACTGGTCAAGAGTGGCGTGACTTGTTTGTTGACGGTACAGCTTACCTAGATGCTATTAACTTTAATGGTACAGCTATCTCATCTACTGCTGCTGAACTTAATCTTCTGGATGGCGTAACAGCCACAACAACTGAGCTTAACTTAATTGATGGAGTAACAGCTACAACAGCAGAACTTAATATCCTAGATGGTGTTACATCTACTGCAGCAGAGCTAAACATTCTTGATGTAAGTAATAGTACAATAGGTGATTTAACAGAGATAAGTACTGCAGCTAATGATGATGTAATCATAGCCCTTGATACTTCAGGTGGTGGAATTAAAAAAATTACTAGGAGTACCTTTCTTGCTGGCTCTGGTTCAAGCTCAGATATAGCTAATGTTGTAGAAGATACCAGCCCACAGTTAGGTGGCAACCTAGACCTTAACGGGGCTGACATTGTTACAACTTCTAATGCTTCACTAGACCTAGCACCTAACGGTACAGGTACGGTAGTTGTACGGGGTAACACTAACTCAGGTGCTATTACCTATAACTGTGAGAGCAACAGCCACGGTCAGAAAATTCAAGCACAACCTCACTCAGCAAGTGCTACAAACACTATGTTATTACCAGAAGGTGCTAACTCAACCTTAGTATCACGTGTGTCTGTAGATACACTAACAAACAAAACACTAACTACACCCGTACTCACTACCCCTATAGCAAATGCAGGGGTGCAGCTAAAGAACGGTTCTACATCAGCAGGGTTCCTTGAGTTCTTTGAAGATTCAGACAATGGATCAAACAAAGTAACTTTAATTGGCCCTGCCTCAACTGCAGATATTACCTTGACATTGCCAGCTACTGCTGGTACAATTGCAACGACATTAACTGCAGCAGATGAGGCCACAGCTTTAGCTATTGCCCTTGGATAAGGAATAAATAAATGGCAAATACCTTTAAGACAATTTCACATGATGTAATGCCAGCTAGTTCTGGTACACCTGAAGCACTCTACACTGTACAGTCAGGTAGTACAATTATTGTACTTGGGTTGACCCTTGCCAATGTTCACACTGCACAGGTTACTGCAACGGCACAGCTAGTTAGTACAACTACTCAGACTAGCCAAACCCAGAACACAACAGCCAACTTAGTTAAAGATGCAGCAATCCCAGTAGGGTCATCCCTCAGTGTGATTGATGGTAAGCTAGTACTAAATGTTGGAGATATAATTAAGATTGATTGTTCAGTCGCAGATAAAGTCTCAGTCCTAATGAGTTATATGGAGATCACCTAATGGCAGGTTATATTGGTTCTAAGGCAGTAATCACTTCAGGTGTTAGTGCTTCTATTGACGAGCTTAACATCATTGATGGGGTTACAGCTACAACTGCTGAACTCAATACACTTGACGGTGTAACTGCTGTAGTAGGTGAACTTAATGCTTTGGATATTGGCTCTACTGCAGTAGGTACAGCCGTTGCATCTAAAGCTGTTATATTGGATTCCAACAAAGACTATACAGGACTACGTAATATTACTCTTACAGGAGAGTTAGATGCAGGTTCATTAGATATTTCTGGTAATGCAGATATTGATGGAACTCTTGAAACAGACGCACTTTCCATTGCTGGCGTTGCTGTAACTACAACTGCAGCAGAGATTAACTTAATAGACGGTGGCACAGCTAGAGGTACAACGGCTATTGTAGATGCAGATGGGGTGCTTGTTAATGATGCTGGCACAATGCGTATGACCACTATGGCTACTTTAGCTACCTACATGGGTACTAAAGTTGGTGGCGGGGCTATGGTATTTATTGCTTCTTCTGGCGCACTATCTAATGCTGCTAGTGTTCAATTTCGGGCGCAAGATGGGCACTTTGACGCAACTAAGTTTGACCATTACATCTTTAAATTTATGTATGTCATACC